TTCTAAGACTAGTATCACACTGTGCTACTGATATCTTATGGCCTGTTTTAGTCATGTGTGCTAATTCATTAAAGAATTCTTTTAGCTCATCATTATTTACAGATCCACTTGTGTCAACACCAACAAGAATATGATTTTTAAACTTTAACTTAAGACCTGGGCTTGCCGCATAACGTTTATTATATTTACGTCTAAGCTTCTTTGTATATACTATACTAGAATTACCAACAAACCTTTTTAAATATCCTTTCCAATCAAACTTAGCCGGTTCAATATGTGTCAGCCTATGAATTAATTCAGCTAATTCTCCAGGAAGACTTCCTGACTTCTTAACTGTAGTTTCAGCAGCATCTTTAAGTTGGTGCTCTATTTGTTTTTGCATCAACTTCTTATCAGGTTCTGATAATTCATCAAACTCTTCCCATGTACCATGACAGTATTGAGATTCTCCATCCATCTTATCCATTAATGAATCTAATGAAGGTGATGTCCCATCATTTTGTGCATCCTCTAGAAGCCTGTAATATTCTTTTGTACCTGCTTTTATAGGAAGATTTAATTCTGGGAATGAGCTAAGTAATAAGCCGCCATCTGGCAACTTACTTTCCAGTATGTACTGGTTGATCTCTAAGTCAGCCGCTATATTAAATAGTTTATGATTAGAATATAGATCTCTTAATAATAGATGGCCAAATGCAATGTGCAGCAACTCATGTTTTATTAATCCAAATCTGTGATCCTCACTAAGTCCATTATAGAACTCAGGGTTTATAGTTAATTGCATACCAATACCACGTTTACTCACACCCGCTGTAGGTATGCTCTCACTGTATTGCTTATTTATGCCAATTAAAAAGAGCCCGTAAAAGGGCTCTGCAAATATTAAACTTTTGGTTGTCCTAGCAACCGTATCCTGTATGTTAATCATATCCCATAAGTTTATCTAAAATTGATTTATAAATAGCACTCATTTTATTCTCTTCAATATAAGTATATATAGTTTTTCCTGATTTAGTAGGAAACTTATATTGTACAGCATCCGCAAACTTCCTTCTTTTATCAAACATTAATGCTTTAGTCATTAACTCATCAAGAATATCTCTGTCTTTGTACTGTGAATCATATATTTCAAATGCTAGCTCTTGATCTTCTTTAGAACCTCTAAACATTTCTTGTAATCTAAAAAACTCATCAATTGTTATTATCTTCTTCTTCATTTGGTAATATTTCTATCCAAACTCCTGGTTTAGATTTATCATAGCTATACTTATCAAAAACCGGCAAAATAAATTCTGCGTTATCATCTTCAATCCACCCTGCTTTAACCATATCATCTTGCACGGTCTGTGCAGGATTTATATAATCAAACTTATGGCGACTGCCTCTGATAAATTCAAAAGATATTCTTGCTGGTAATGAATGTTTAGCTAGCTCAGCTTTAAACTCATCTGCATACTTAGCATAATAGTCTTTGGCTACTTTTCTATAGGTCATTACTGCTTTACTTGCTATAAAGTATTTACCTGTCCAACGTCTTCCGTTTTTTGAACTGGGTACGGACCCTGGTATAAACCATCTCATATTTATTTATTTAAGGTTTCTTTGAGTAACGGCCTAATATGTTTATGTAATATATCCATACCATGTTCTTTCATAGCGTCTGATATATCTTTAGATATAGTAGGAACAAAACCATTGATACCATAAGTATCTGCATATCTTTTAATTGCATTGCGGCCTGCTTCATCATTGTCAAAAAGAGTTATTACTTTTTTATATTTTTTCTTAAGGTGTTCAATTATATGTGGTTTAATCATTGTGTTCTCACTGTCAGGAGCTATAACTTCTATATTATAACCCATACCTAGAAGACACATTGCATCTTTTAAAGATGAACATATAACTAAATAAGGCTGGTTGAATTTTAATTGATCAAATCCCTGGATATACGGTTTAACTTTATAAAACTTATGAGTCTTACTATAAGGTTGATATAACTTATAGGCTTCACCATCTTTATTAAAGTATCCATAGCACCATTTGCTACCTATTTGTAAAGACTTAATTTCTTTACCTTCCTCTTTTACTAAGTTATAATACACAATAGATTTGACATTAGATTTATCTAACATTGTTTTACCAATCCTAAATGAAAGCCAATACCTCTGATCTTCTAATGACCATCCTTGAGTTTTAACAAAATCCATTTTCCACTTTGATTGTGGTTGAAATTTGTGTTCTATATATTCATCAGACTTTATATATGTATTGTAATCTTCTACAACTCTTCTCATTGCCTCAGAGTATTCTATATTAAATAGATGCTTTAGCAAATCAATCTTATTACCACTTTTCCCGGTGGAGAAGTCCTTAAACTTATATTGCATTATCTTTTTATCCACATAGATGCAAAAGCTTGGTGTTCTCTCATCAGGTTTAAAGATAGATTTAATCTTTACATCCTGGCCTGTTAGTGGTTCATGTAGATCTAAGTAGTATTGGAATACCCATGTACTTGGTACAGCTGATCCTTCTATTACAACATTTTTAGTATTAAACATGATATTAAAAATTAAAAAGAGGGTTTTTACACCCTCTCTTTTAGTTAATTTTAAAGATCAAAATCATCTCCTGCAGATACAGCAGGCTCAAAGTTTGAAGCTGTTGGTGCGTCACTCTTAACTAACTTTCTTAAATGGTTAGTATTATTAGAATCAAATTGAACTAACCTTGATGGTTCTTTATCAATTGCTTCTAGAGGTATACCGTCTTTACTCATTCTAGGTAAGAACAAGTCATTGTTTACATAACCTTCTTTGTTTTCCCACTCACGTGCACCTAAACATGCATTGATATAAGAACTATCAGAAAATAATGCGCTACACTTAGTCATGAAATCTTCAATAGTATTAGCTTGTATAGCATCTAATGCTTCTCTCTTGTCAAGAACTTCACTTAAAAATACCATAGCTTTTAAGACTTCAGTATCTCTTTTGATTTCTCTACCTGATGGTAAAATTGCATCTTTATAAGGATATGGAGAGAATCTTACTCTACCTACCTGGCCAGCATAACGCTCACCATTTTGGTTATTCATATCTTTTAAGAAACCATTAAACTCACCTGCTACAGGTTCTGATTCTACATGTAACATAATATTAAATGCTTCTCCGTCATAAGGAGTAACATCAAATGTTATAGAGTTGATTTTAATTACTTGATTTCCTGTACTAACTACAGGTTTTACACTACCTGAACCGGCAGACATTTCTTTAGTATTAAACATAATTTTTCTTTTATTGATTTATTAATTATTCTTCATATTTCTGTATGCATTCTTTTACATACTGGAGATCATTAGGGATAAATTTATCCTCAAACATACCCATAGGTGATTTACATGTGTTCTCTCCTGAGTTCTGAGTTTCAAAACCATAAGTGAGTTCACCATCATCATTTTTATTTACTTTACCAAACAATACAATTGAAAATAGGCCTTCCAAAGTTAAAGTATTATCTATCATTTTACCAATAGTTTTTGCTTTGATTTTTCTATTACCATTTATATCAGTTGAATCTTCTGAGTGAGTTAAGAAGATAATAGTTAAGTCATCTCTTAGATCTTTAGGTAACTTTGCCACCATGGCAAGGTTAGCTGCTATCTGAGTAAACTTATCATAACCTTTCTCATTTGCTCTATCAAAATATTCAAAAGAACTCATATACTGCCAATCATCAACAACTAATGTTGTAACGTGTGGCATCTTTTCATCAACATGTTTTACTGCCTTAATAATACCTGCTGCTGACGATGCAGATGTTATATTTCCTTTAGGATTGTCTTTGCTAATGGGCTTGTACTGTCCTTTCCAACCTTTGAACGGTAAAGGTTTGTTGGCTATATTTATAATGAAAGTCTCATCTGGGTTTAATGTTCTGATTGAGGTAGACTTTCCAGTACCTGAGTCAGCAATTACTAATACGCTTTGTGCCATTTTTACTTGATTAATTTATTAATTACTTTGGTTAAAATTATTAAGGTTTGATTAATATCTTCTAGCTTATCTACTAAAGCAGATGATGGTGTTTCTTCTGGATTAGGTAAGTCAAATATAGTTTCTACTTCTGGTTTTGTTTTTCCAATAGTAGAGGTACTAAATTTTGATATTGCTTTTGTAGCTGCATCATTCACAACCTTTAACTCACTAGCAGGTATCATATGTCTTACAAAACCTGAGTTAGATGTAATTAATTCATACTCTGATTTCCAGTGTGGGTTATACTTGTGTAAATATAACGTTCTCTTTGGATCTTCTGTATCATAATCTATACTAACAAATTCTGTATATATATCTTGTTCATTATCTAATTCACTAGGAAAGAAACTAACGTGTAGTTCATCCTTACCAGAAGGCCTGTATGCCATCTTAGGAATATATAGTGCATTCTTCTTACCTTCTGTTTGAAAGTAATCTTCATGCTGTTCTTTAAGTTTTGCAACTTTTGTTTTACGTTGTGCAGGTGTTAGCCCCATAGTTTTATTATTTATTATTTATCTTCTTTCTTGTTGACCAGGCGTAGCCATCTCTGAAATCTGCATTTTCTCAAACTCAGCTTTAAAGAAACTCATCCTAGCATCACCATTCCTTGCTTTAAGAAAATGTAATACAAGAGTTCTATCATTTTCAATCATATATCTATCAGGACCATAATATCTAATCTTCTGCTTTGCAGGTCTGTTAATACCTATAAGCATATCTGCATGTTGCAGCATAGCATCTGATCCAAATATATCTGATTCAAGAATGTAATTACCATATTTACCATCTATAGCTCTGTCTGGATTATCTATATTTCTGTTTAGCTGTGATAAAGCTATAAACAAACATGGATAGTCTCTTTTACATTGTGTAAAGAATTCACCTAACTCAAACATCATATCTAATGTGTTATTCTGATAGGGTGCTCTCTTTACTAACATAGTGTGATCTAAAGTTATCATAGTTTTTGCACCTTTATGTAATGTCATGTAAGCATCTACTTGCTCACGCATTTGATTTACAGTTAAAGGTGTACTAATTATATCTACAGGATTTTTAACCCTTTCTTTAGCATATTGATGACATGTGTTTAATGTTTCATTAGTTAATATTGAGCCGGCACTACACAATTGCTTGTATGTTTTACCAGTCAATGAACTAAATTCTCTAATTGCTGAGGTTCTACCCACCATCTCAAATTGGAATTCTAACACTCTAAAATCATCATTAGGGTTAAGTGCAAAGGATTCTCTAATAATTTGATCTTTAATCAATGTCTTACCTGAACCAGGTCGTCCACCAATTACAGTAAGTGTATTCCATTCTATACCATCGGTAGCAGCATCATTAAACTTAGGCCATGGTGTATATATGGATTTCTCTTCTCCTTTAGACCTAGCTAGCATATATTTCAATGCTTCATTAAAGGCAGCATATTGCCCTACCCAAGCGTTTGATGTTTTACCCATTTTCTATAATATTTATTACCTCTTCAATGTGTTGTAAGGTTGCATTACAAGAGTCTTCATCTGGTATCCAGGTTCCGTCT